ACTTACGTTTAGTGATGATGCTAATAGTAAGCCTGAAATTATACCTATACAAGTATCTGATGCAGATAAGCAATATACAGTACTCAATGAGTTATGCGTACAAAACATAATGATAGGTCATAGGGTAACAAGTCCTATGCTATTAGGGGTTAAGACAGAGGGGCAGTTAGGTGGTCGTAACGAATTACTACAAGCATATGAGTTATATATGAATAGTGTAGTAAAACCATTCCAAAATCAGCTTTTAAAGACTTTTAAGAAACTTTTAGCAGTAAATGGTGTTACCATACCATTGAGCATAAAAGATGTTAAGCCATTAAATTCTATGTTTGATGCTGATACGCTTAAAGAAGTACTTACACAAGATGAGATTAGAGAGGAATTAGGATATGCACCATTAGAGGTTGAAGAAGAAACAGTAGCTGAAGAACAAAACCTAGCTGAATATACGGAGTTAGATAAATTCTTAGCAGAGTTTGGTGAAGATGAGGATTTAGAGAATTGGGAGTTAGTAGATGAAGATGATGCAGAGGGCGAACACGAAGATTTTGATTTTGAGTATAACTTAGAGAAATTAGAGTTAGCTAATACAGGTAGAGCAATACCTAGAGCAAAATCTGAACAAGATGGTACTGATAGAGAGGGTAACCTTTACAGAGTAAGATATTACTACAATGAAGATAAAGGTTTAAAGAGAAAAGAAGAGGGCAATAGCAGAGAGTTTTGCAAGAAGATGTTAGCAGCTAACAAAGTATATCGTAAAGAGGATATACTAAGAATGGGTAAAATGCCTGTAAATAAAGGTTGGGGTGCTGGTGGCGCAGATACTTACTCTATATGGTTGTATAAAGGTGGTGGTAATTGTCATCATAGATGGTATCGTAGAATATATGTTACTAAGATGGGCGAAAGACCACTTAATACAGATAAGGTTGTAAGTGTTGCTAAAGCTAGAAGTGCTGGATTTAAGCCTGAACCACAAAAGAAAAGTGAAAGAAGTGTTGCTATCGCACCAAAGCGTAGAGCAGATAAAGGTTTTATAAGAAAATAAAAAAGGATAATAAAATGAATTACTTTAAGAATTTAAGTGAAGAACAAAACAGACTAAACCTAAAGTCTGAAAAGGTAGAGTTAAGTATATTTTTAGATTATATAAAAGAATTAGATAAAATAGGAACTAAAACACTTAATAAGTCAGAAGAAGATTTAGAACAAATAAAAAAAATTGTTACAAGAAATATATCTAATTTAAAAAAATTAAAATCTAAATCAGATAACATACACAAGGCATATATGAAAGATGGCGATAGAGTATCTAAAGAACTTGACATAGCACCAGCACAAATACCTGATTTTAAAAAATTAGATAAGTTATATTTTTATATAGATAAATTGATAAGTAATATGTTACAAGAATATAAAAAACTAAGTTAAAATGAACAATAAAGAATTAAACATAGCACTAGGTAAACTATTCAATGGTATAGAACTAGACACGCATAAGGTAGAATTAAATATAGTAGATGACTTTGAAAAAGCGTTTAGTAAAGCTAATGATATAGAAAGTAACGCAATATTACAAACAGTCAATATAACTAATGCTATTAATAAAGCAATAGATATATATAAAGAAGCTGGTAAAGCATATTTGAGAGCAAACGCAAGTTATCAGAAAATAGAACAAATGACTAAAGAACTAGGTGTAGAACCACAAGGTAAAATAAAAGCATACGCAGAAGAAGTTAGTAAAAGCATTAAGACTATCGACCAAGAAATAAAAAAGCTAAAAAAAGCTAAAGCAACATATTAAACTATGGCAGTATTATTTGTAAGTGAGGACACTATAAAAAAATCTACTACTATCAATGGTAATGTAGATGTTGAGTTATTGCTACCATACATTAAGGTAGCACAAGATATTCATATACATCAGTTGTTAGGTACTGACTTGTACGATAAGATACAAGCAGATATAACTGCTAGTTCACTTACAGGTAACTACCAAACATTTACTGATGATTATATACAACCTGTACTAATTCACTATGCTTTGTATGAGTGTTTACCTTTTTTATCATACAAAATAATGAACAAGGATATAGTGCGTAAGATTTCAGAAACATCTACACCAGCATCACTTGAAGATATTAAGTATATGCGTGAGATAGTTAAGAATACTGCTGAATACTACGCAACAAGGTTAGTAGATTATCTATGTAACAATAACGATTTATTCCCTGAATACAACACTAATAGTAATGGGGATTTAGCACCTACAAAAGATACTTACTTTAGTGGTATAGTATTGGATAGATACGAGCAAAGTAATAGAATAACACTTAGAAGTTTCTTAGATGCGAGTTTCGACATATAAAATAAAGCAAGAAAATATAACAAAGCTAAAAAGCTATTTAACAAAGAAAGAAAATGAAAAGTCTGATAAGTCAAAACGCAGATGTACTAGGATTAAATAGCGTTACGCTAATGATTAGCTTTACAGATGTTGAGCAAGTACTGCAAATCATTTTGTTATGTGTATCAATTATCTATACAATAGACAAGTATATATCATATCGTAAAAGAAAATAATGGCTAAACTAATAGGTGGAACATATCGCAAGAAAGCGAAGAAGAAAAGACCAAATAGACACTCTAAAAACGCATCTAAAGGACAGAGTGGCTACAAACAGAATTACAGAGGTCAAGGTAAATAATGGAAGAAGTTTTTAAATTAATAGAGGGTTATGGTTTGTCAGTAGTTTTACTGATGGGTGCTTTATATGTTCTTTATCAATTTGCTTTTTTTAGCATTAAAGAAGTTAAAGTAGGCTTTGAAAAAAGACACGAAGTACTACACGAACAAATGAATGAGGTTAAAGAAAAACTTAATATAATTTTAGAATTTATTAAAAGTCAAAAATAATGTTAAAATGGTTTGATTTTGAAGAATTTGATTGTCCTACATTAGAGGGTAGTGGATTACCTACTAGCGATGGTGGTAAGATGTGCATAGACTTCTTACATAAGCTAGATGAAGCAAGAGAGATAGCTGGTGTACCTTTTAAAATAACAAGTGGATATAGAACACCAAAACACAATTTAGATGTAGGTGGTCGAGTAGGCTCTAGTCATATCAAAGGATTAGCAGTTGATATAGCTTGTACTAATAGCGACCATAGACAAAAGATACTTACTGCACTAATAAAGGTTGGTTTTCGTAGAATTGGTGTAGGTAAGTCGTTCATACACAGCGATTTAGATAATGATAAACCTAATGCAATATGGCTTTATTAACAAATTTATTTTCAAAACTTTTAGGCGATGCGTCTGAAATAGTCGATGAGGTTGTAACTTCGCAAGAAGAAAAACTAACACTCAAGAACGAACTAGAAAAGATATTAAATGAAAACAGAGTAGTTATAGAACAAGAAGTAACTAAGCGTTGGCAATCTGATATGCAAAGTGATAGTTGGCTATCTAAGAGTATCAGACCATTAGTCTTAGCTTGGCTTGTAGTTTCAACAACTTTGCTTATATTTATAGATGCTGGAGTAATTCAATTTGTCGTAGAGGACAAATGGGTGGACTTGTTACAGATAGTTTTAATTACTGTTATAGGTGCATACTTCGGCTCTAGGGGATTAGAGAAAATTAAAAAATAACACTATGCCAAATAATCGTTACCGATTAAAACCTGATGAAGAACTACTACTACAAAACTATCGCAAAAACAAAACTAATAACATATTGGTTATTGGCGATATACACGAGCCTTTCTGTTTAGATGGCTATTTAGAATTTTGCCTAGAACAATACCACACACATAACTGCAACGAGGTTGTATTTATTGGCGATGTCATAGATAATCACTATTCAAGCTATCACGAAACATCTGCTGATGGTATGGGTGGTGGCGATGAGTTAGACCTAGCTATTAGTAAAATAGCAAAATGGTACGAAGCGTTCCCTATTGCAACAGTATTAATAGGCAACCACGACCGTATAATAATGCGTAAGGCACAAACGAGTGCAATCCCTAGTAAGTGGATTAAAAGCTACAAAGATGTCTTAGAAGTGCCTAATTGGAACTTCGTAGAACGCTATGTAAAAGATGATGTGCAATACATACATGGAGAAGCTGGTACTGCAAGAACTAAATGCAGAGCCGATATGATGAATACAGTACAAGGACACTTACATACACAATGCTATACTGAACACTATGTAGGTCAGAAGTATCGTATCTTCGGCAGTCAAGTAGGTTGTGGTATCGACCACGAGAGTTATGCTATGGCATATGCTAAAGCTGGAAAGAAACCAGCAATAGGTTGTATGGTAGTCAAAGAAAATGGCACACTTCCTATAAATATCCTAATGCCCTTATAATCAGTTACTTACACTTAAAGCGTAACAACGAAGTAACACTAACAAGAATATACTCTATATATATATTATAGTTTATATATATAATACTATCTAGTATATATATATTTATATAAATATTTTTACAAAAATTTGTTTATATTTAAAAAAAGTGTTTATATTTGCCAAAGTATTAACAAAACAACTAACAATGAAAAATACTATTATTAGTGATAAAAAAATCACACTAACAGAAATTATTGAACAATTAGACATATGGATTGGAGATGCACAATTTGACATTTCAAATGACCTTCTTGATGAAACTGAAAGAATGGAAATGCAAAACCAAATTCAACAGATGTTGATTGCAAAAGCAAATCTTGAAACCATAGAGAATTTTGGCGACAAGATTTTTCAAATGTCAATTAGAAGATAAAAAACAACTTTATTTACAAAAACAATTATGGAACTAAAAAAATTATTTCAAGAAACTTTCCCAAGCTACTACAACGTAAATAGCGAGAAAGAAAGACACATTTATCTATCAACTGCAACAGAAGAAATTAAAGAAACTATTGCACGAATAGAAAAACATCGTATAGAAAATATCACAGAAGGTAACTTTGAGATAGCAGAAGGATTAGAGATGGCTAAGAAAGAGATGTACTTTATGACTATTGGTATGATACAAAAACAATTAAAGAAATGAGCAGAGACACAAAAATAACATACGCTTTAGGGTTAAGTCTAGCCACCCTTTTAATAGTGCTAGATATATTAGGAATTATTAATTTAGTCGCATATTAATATGACAAAGCAAGAAACATTAAACAGAGTGTTTAAAGATAACGGATTAACTTCTGATGATTTGTTTAAGCACCAGCACTACACTATCATTACTCGTAGTGGCATAGACAAGATACAAGCAAACCTAAGTATATATATCTCTTACGAGGTTATACGATGTGAGCCAAACTTTGCAGTAGTTAAGGCTAGTGCTAACCTACACGAAGAAAGTGCCATAGAAACCTTTGGAAGTGCCTTAAAAGGCGAGGGTTACAAAGATGGTAACACTAACTCTTGGTATGTTATGGAAATGGCAGAAAAAAGAGCTATGAGTAGAGCAGTATTAAAGTTAGCTGGACTTTACGCATTAGGTGTGTTTGGCGAAGATGAAAGTGAAAGTTTTAAAAGATAAATTAACCAATTAAATTAAATATTATGAGTTTAGAAATGAAAGGTAAGTTAGTCAAAGTATTAGACTTACAAAGTGGAACTAGCAAAGCTGGTAAACAATGGGTAAAGCAATCGTTTGTAATTGACACAGGTAGTCAATACAATTCAGAGTTATGCTTTAATCTGTTCGGTCAAGATAAAGTAGATTTACTTAGAGATGTAACAATAGGCGATGAGGTTACTGTATTGTTTAACCTATCATCAAGAGAGTATAAGGGCAACTACTATACATCTGCTGATGCTTGGAAGTTTAAGCAATCTAAAGAAGAAAAGTTAGAGAGTTTTGATAATGCCTTTGGCGATGATAATCCTTTTTAATTATGTATGAAACTTTCCCATATTATACGCAAGATGGTATAAACAAAGGTTCTGATTATGAATGTGCTAAAAACGAGTACGGATTATTAGACTTTGCTAATAAAAGATTTATTATAAAAACTATACCACCAGCAGACGATACGATAGTTAAGAAAACTTTGATAACATTTAAAAACAATACTTTAGGTGCAGTTGTTAAAAGCGATATGTTTACAGGTCGCAGTTATGTAGATAACGTATATGCTAAAGGCATAGTGTTTAAAGGTACAGACAAAGAACTAGATAGCTACGCATTAGAATTAATGAGTAAGGGATATAACATACAAGATTTTTACGATTATGAAAAAGACAACAAGTAAACTATTAGAAAAGGCTCAATCCCTAGTTACTACGGTAACAGGTACTGACATACCTAAGACCACTAGGCAAGAGGTAATGAAAGATGTAAGGGCAATCTATCGAAAGATAAAAGAAATTGAACCTGACATTTATAAGATATTAAACGATGACGATAACCATAAAACTACAAGGTAATGTTATATGAGATAATAAAAAAATACGACCTATCTGAAATAGAAGTATTAAGTATAGTACACGAGTGGTACACAATGGGTTTGTACGAAGATATACTTATGGACGAAGATGGTGATGAATTAGATGAAATTTGTGAACAAAGAATAGATGTAATATTAAAAAACAATTATGAACTTAACTAAAGAAATAGAACTACTGATGTTTATAACATCAAAACATATATCTGTCGAGCAAGACGATATTAACGTAAAATCAAAGTACAAAGAGCAAGTAATGGCTCGAATGGTAATTAGTAATATTCTGATGGAGTGTGGTATGAAACCAGCACAACTAGCTAAACATTTCTGTAAGCATAGAACTAACTTCTACCATTATCTTAAACTGCACAAGCAATACATACAAAACCCTAGAATGTATCCTGAATACATAGAAGCGTTTAATTTAGTGTTTGCAGAGTACAAGACCAAATCTGAACGCATTGAGAGGATAAACGAGCTACAAGCGTTAGATGAGGTAGATAGAGCAATAGCAGACCTAATACAAATTCGTAAAGCATTAGCGTAATGACAAAAGAACACACAATAGATTTACAATTACTAATAGCTACCTTTAGATGCTTTAACGAGCAGCTATACAATCTCAAGGGTACACACTCTAAGATAGTAAAGCTAAAGTTTAACAGACTTTTAAAAGTAGCAGACCAATATGAAAAAGAAATTATTAAATTTACCGACAATAATCAAGACGTAGAAACTATTTATGATAGTCTTATGGATATAATTATGGAAGTAAAAGAAACCGTTAGCAAATAAAATTATGAAATTGACACAAAAAGAAAAAGTACTAAGACATCTGCAAGAGGTAGGTGCATTAACTCCTGTTCAAGCGTTCTTCGATTATAGTATTATGAGATTAGCAGCGATAGTCTTTGATTTAAAAGATGATGGCTATGACATAGAAACTACTATACTCAAGAGTGAGAATAAGTTTGGAGAGCCTGTAAGATACGCACAGTATAAACTAATAAAGTAATGCAAGGTTACATTAAGCTACATCGTAAGATATTAGATAATGGAGTGTTTGCAGACGCAGAACTACTAAAGGTGTTTGTGTGGTGCATACTCAAAGCCAACACGACACCTAACGTAGTCTATGGTAGAAAGGTAGATGTGGGTGAGTTTATTACAGGTAGGATAACTGCAAGTGAAGAACTATACCTAAAGCCATCAACTATTTACAAGCGTTTACAGAAGTTAAAATCACAAGGGTATATAGACATATCAAGTACTACTAAAAACTCTCTTATAACTGTCGTAAACTATAAGTCTTACCAGCTTGATGATAAGCCTAGAAAGAAGCGCAACTTAGATACTGTTACTAATAAGTTTCTAATGGAAGTTTCTGCATTTAAAGAACTGTATAGTGTTGAGATGTTAGAAGCCTTTATAGACTATTGGACAGAGCCTAACAAGTCTAAGACTAAGTTGAGGTATGAATTACAAAAGACTTTTGATATTGCACGTAGGCTAAAGACTTGGAGTAAGAACGAAAGTAAATTTGGAACTAAAAAGAATAATGTAATGGACACTTGGCAAAGTGTTAGAAACGAGATGTTAAATGACTAAGAAGAAATTAGTAACTTGCTCACCATATAAATTACTTATGGGATATGAGTATGAGTATAAAAAGGATAGAATGATTTACAATAAACAATATAAACGCAAAAAGAAAAATGAGAGTATTTGATATGTTAAAAGCTGGTCAAGTCAATGATGTTAAAGTATTCTGCATTGACTTAGTAGGTATGTGTTACACATCGTTAGGGCAAAAGCCTGATAAGGAACAGATGAAAGGAATGGCGCAACTACTATACAATGACTTAATTACTTACCATACTAATCTACCGATAGATGAGATTAAGTTTGCATTTGAAAAAGGTTTAAGAGATGCTGAACAAGGTACAAGTGCCTTTATTAATGTGCGTACTTGGTCTGTGTGGATTAATGACTACAAGCAAAGAGCCATAAAAAAACGCAGTCAAGGTAGGCTAACAGAATACCAGCAGCATCAACAAAGTCAAAAAGCAATAGCTATGACTATTAACAAAGCAAAGAGAATAAAATGAGAGAGATATATTTAATAGCATTAATACTAGGTATAGCTTATACAGGACTTACATTATACTTTCAATGGCGAACTGATAAACAATATGATGAATGGCTAAAAAGACAAAGACACACGCACAACTTAAAAAAGAATTAGACAAACACTTTAGCCAATACATTAGGTGGGCATACGCTGATGATAGTGGAATGGTTGAGTGTTATACTTGTGGTGTAGTCAAGCACGTCAAAGAGATGCAAAATGGTCATATGCAGTCTAGGAAACATACTAGCACGAGATGGCACGAGCATAATTGTCGCCCACAGTGCGTAAAGTGTAATATTTATTCGGAGGGTGAAAAGATACGCTTTTACAGAAGATTATGTAGTGAGATAGGCGAACAAGAAGCAGAAGAAATAATACAACTTAGCCATAAATCTGTTAAATACTCAAAGTCAGATTTAGAATATCTGATAGAAATATACAAACAGAAAGTAAAAGACTTATGTGGATAACTATTTATCAACACCTTGAAACTTATATATACTTTTTCGTATAATGCTATGTGATTGATAATGAACTATTTACACAATTAAAAGATACTGCTGCTAACTTCATACCAGCAAAGCACTTAGACGATGTTACGCAAGAAGTATTTATGTATCTATACGAAGATGCAGAAAAGCTAGAACAACTTATAGCAGATAAAAAGATTAAGTGGTACTTCATAAGACTATGCAAGAATAACTACTACTCTAAGACTTCTAAGTACTACTACAAATACAATAGACCTTACAAAGATGTTACCTTTAATGATGACCTTGTTAAAGCAGTACATATACTAATTCCTGATGATTTATATTTTATACAGGATAGTGATATGATTAATGATATACTGTCTGAATTATATTGGTATGATAGAGAATTATTTAGATTGTATGTGCTTGGCGATAATGATGGTAGAAAATATACCTATACTAGCCTTAGTAAAAAGACTAAGATAAGTAGAATGAATATATACATAACAATAAAGAAAGTAAAAGAATATATAAAAGAAAGACTAAAACAAAAGCGTAATGATTTATGATGATTTACAACGATTAGTAGGCTATGGATTGAGCATCATAGAATGTTATGATGAAATAGGACAACTAGAATACATTATTAACTTAGAAGAAATGACCTTTGATGATGTAGATATAGTACTGTCTGACGAACACGCACCAATAGGAATTATAAAACTTTATAGATATGGACAACAGAAAGAAAATGGACACTCCAAACTTGATGGTAAAGACCTATAACTATCTGAAAGCAGTAAGCAAGAGAGTACTAGGTGGTTTTGAAAATGTAGATGTAACAACATATTATGACAGAACATATATCTGTTCTCGATGTCCACACCTTACACCTGATGTAGAGTGTAGCCTATGTGGTTGCCCAATAGAAACTAAAGCAAGTTGGAAATCAGAGAAATGCCCTAAAGGAAAATGGAAAAACCTATAACAGAAGAACAGAAGCAGCGCATACTAAAAGTATGGGAACTATGCAAGACAGGAGTAGCACAAAACAGAGAAGCTAAAGCAGAACTGATTACGCTATACAATGAGATACATAGAACGAGATATAAGACAACATCTAATTGCAGTAGTTGTATAGCTACTTGCTACAACGGAATTAAAAAGATAGTAGATACATTATGAAAACACCAAATTATTACAAAGGAACTTATTACAAAATGGAAGCGCACGAAGTTATCGAGGACTTTTGTGGCAACAACTATAACTTAGGTGTAGCACTAGCCTACTTAATGAGAGCTGGTAAAAAAGAAGATAACGATATATCTAAGGACATACAAAAGGCAATAGACCACCTCAACTTTGAACTTAAAAGGCAAGAGCATCTGAACGAAGAACAGAACGAATTAAACGATATTAACGATAAATTTTTTAAAAGTGCAATCAGTACCTATTAATAGCATACGCAATAACCCTATTAATCCTAGATTAGTTAATAAGGCAAAATTCGAAAAACTAAAGAAGTCAATACAAGACTTCCCACAAATGCTAGAACTAAGACCGATAGTAATAAATGAAGATGGTATTATACTAGGTGGTAATATGAGATATAAAGCATTAGTAGAATTAGGGTACAAAGAAGTGCCTGTAATAGTTGCAGAGCATATTACTAAAGAACAAGAGAATGAGTTTATAATAAAAGATAATTTAGGCTTTGGCGATTGGGATTGGGATATACTAGCTAATGAATGGGATAGTGTAGAGTTAGAAGATTGGGGATTAGATGTATGGCTTAATGAAGATGATATAATAAATAGCTTTGATGAAGAAAACGAACCACAACCAAAGGACAAAATAGTATGTGCCTTGTGTGGTAAATAATTACAAAATATGACACCTATGCAAGATAGAACAGAAAAAGGTAAGATAGCGATGCTAGAAGCATTAGAGAAAACATTGGGAGTAGTTACATCAGCTTGTAAGTTAGTTAATATTACAAGGGAAACACATTATAGATGGCTCAAAGAAGATGAAGCATATAAGTTAGCAGTTAAGAGTATTGATGATGTAGCGATAGACTTTGCAGAAAGCCAACTACACAAACAGATAGGCAAAGGTAAAACACAAGCCACTATATTCTACCTAAAGACTAAAGGCAAGAAAAGAGGTTATGTAGAGAAACAAGAGTTAGATATATCGGGAGAGTTTAAGCCTATTACAATAACTCTAATGCGAGATGATGAAAGCGAAACTAACGGATAAACAATGGTTAGCGATTGACTACCTAACAGACAAGACCACAACAGAAGTACTGTATGGTGGTGCTGCTGGTGGTGGTAAGAGTTTCTTGGGTTGTGCTTGGATTATATGGTTATGCACTTCACACGATGGTATAAGATGTATGATAGGTCGTAGTAAGCTAGACAGCCTAAAGAAAACAACACTAAACACTTTCTTTGATGTATGTAGTCAATGGGGGATAGAAGCCAACACACATTACAAATACAACGCATCAAGTAACATCATAACGTTTTACAATGGTTCAGAGGTTATACTAAAAGACTTATTCCAATACCCATCAGATAGGAACTTTGATAGTCTAGGTTCATTAGAACTTACTGCTGCATTTATAGATGAGTGCAACCAAATAACAGAGAAAGCTAAACAGATAGTAAGCAGTAGGATAAGATACAAGCTAGACCAATACAATCTAATACCAAAGGTTCTTATGACTTGCAACCCTAGTAAAGAATGGGTATATAGTACGTTCTACAAACCACACAAAGAGAATAGGCTACCTAAATATCGGAAGTTTATACAATCGTTAGTAACCGATAATAGGCATATATCTAAGCACTACAAAGACCAGCTAGAGAAACTCGACCACATAAGTAAGCAACGACTACTATATGGTAATTGGGAGTATGACGATAGCGAAGATAAGCTAATAAACTACAACGCTATACTAGGTGCATTTGAATTACAAGACACTCCTAGTGGTACAGGTTACATAACTGCTGACATCGCAAGGTTTGGTAAAGATAAGACAGTAATAATCTATTGGAATGGACTAAGAGCCGAGTATTTTAAGGTGCTAGACACTAATAGTATTACACAAGCAGCAGATGAGATACGCACAATACAGAGAAACTACAACGTATCACTAGGTAATATTATAGTCGATGATGATGGTGTAGGTGGTGGTGTTAAGGATATATTGAGATGTAAAGGCTTTGTAAACAATTCTAAGGCACTTAAAAAAGAAAACTATATCAACCTTAAGACACAATGCTATTATGCTCTTAGCGAGGCTCTAAATAAGTCTAAGGTGTATATTAACTGCACTAATATAACCCACAAGAATTATATTATACAAGAATTAGAGCAAGTAAGGCGTAAGAACTTTGATAAGGACACAAAGCTACAACTGATAAGTAAAGATGAGGTTAAAAGTGCTATTGGTCGTTCTCCTGACTTTAGTGATGCTTTAGCTATGCGAATGTACTATGAACTAAAACCACAAGGTGTTTACTATGTGCAATAAAAAAAAGGAGCAGCACTCGGGCGTCCGTTGGCTACTCCTTTACAAAATAAAACAATTTTTAATCAAAAACTTTGCAATTATACTCAATTTTAAACTTTTATATTTTATAGTATGGATTTAGTTATTAACAACACAAATTACTCTATACCGACAAGCTGGTCGCAAGTATCTCTTGGTAAGTATATGGACTTTATGTTAAGTGTAGATGGTGTTGAAGATGAGTTAGAGAAAACGATAGCTACTATTAGTGCTTTTACTAATGCACCTAAGAAACTATTACAAGGTTGTAAGAAGTCAGATATAGATGCAGTAATGGAACAACTAGCAAAGCTAATGGACAACGAAGCTAATAAAGACCTCAACCTAATTATAACGATTGATGGTATAGATTATGGCTTCCACCCTAACTTACACGAACTAAAGCTAAAAGAGTTTGTAGATTTAGATAATAAACTTGGAGATGGTTGGAGTGCTATGGATAGTGTAATGGCTATCTTATACAGACCTATCATAGAACAAAAAGGCGATAAGTACAAGGTAGAGGAATATGACTTTAGAACTGCTAAGAAAAGAGCAGAGATATTTAGAGATAATCTAAGTGTAGATACTGTAAATGGTGCTGCTAGTTTTTTTTTGACTATCGCAACGGATTACATAGCCACTACGCAAGTTTATTCAAAGAACCTGTCGAGGAGAGAGAGGCGCAAACTTTTAAGACAGAAGAAGAACAATTTAACGAAAAGTACGGCTGGTACAGTTTAATTTATAATTTAGCTAATGGCGATATATTAAAATTTGATGAGGTGTTAGAGTTATCGGTAAACGAATGCTTTAACTTCTTAGCGTACCAAAAAGATTTAACACACATACAGAATAGAAGATGATACTAACGACAGGAACAGAGATTAAAAACGTAACACTTCAAATGCTTTATAGGATATTTGAAGAAATAGGTAGTAGTCATACACAAATACAAACCACTACAATAGGCGATATATTTGAGATTGACTTAACAGAAACTACATACCCACTACTTCACGTTTCTACTGCTACTGCTAACTTTGCACAACACACATTAACATATAACTTTCAGTTTATAGTTATGGACTTAGTAAGCAAAGATGAGAGTAATGAGAGAGATGTACTTAGTGATACGCTAGAAACTATTGGCGATGTAATTAGTTTGCTTAAAAATCAAACTGCATCGTTTGAACGCATACCTGACTTCCAAACAGAAGTAGCTATAAGTCCTAGTGTTAGTTGTGAGCCTTTTACAGAGAGGTTCGATAATGAGGTTAGTGGCTGGACTGCTAGTATCAGTATAGAGGTAGGATTTAACGCAAGTCAATGCAGTGGAGATGTTGCTTATGAGTAAAAATGCTAACTATCTAAGAGTGAGTGGGTTACACGATTTGCGTAACAACAAAAGGACACAAACAAGAATATATACACTATATAATATATATATATAGATATATAATAGTAATATAATAATAATATATAATAAAGAAAAAAAATTAAAAAATGGCAACAACAATTACACCAGCTACATTAACGGTTCAGATAAAAGAAGAAATCACGTTAGGTGGCACAACTTACGACCAAACAATTACTAAGAGTATAGCAAGTATTGGTAACTATTCTAAAAGACAATTTACTATTACTGCTGGTGCATCACATAGCATAGCAGAGTTTTTAGATACAGTTACTAACGATGCTTACGATACAGATGATTTAAAGTATATTAGATTGACTAACTTAGATGATACCAATGCAGTTATAGTAACTATCGCTGGTGATAATGAAGCAGCAGCAATAGAGTTAGAAGCTGGTGCATCTTTTCAAATGTTTGATAGTAAATTAAGTGGTTCTACAAGTAAAGCAGCTATTACTACTGTTGATGATATAGAGATTATATATGTTCATAACGCATCAGGTGGTGCAGACGTAGAATTAGTAGTAGCAACTGCATAATGAGTAACGTAGATAAAGTATTAGACACCTTTGGAAGAAAGGTAGTACAGACTGCTAGAGGTATATTAAACGCTAAGGGCAAAAATGCTAGTGGCGATTTAGGTAGTAGTCTAGGGTACTTTATCAAGGTTTATCCTAGTGGTGCAGTAGATATGTCTTTTGTTGCAGAGGGTTACGCTAAGTTTGTAGATAAAGGGGTTAAGGGTAGTAAGTCAAGTGCTAAAGCTCCTAACTCTCCTTACAAGTACTCTAACAAGCAGCCACCATCAGGAGTTATAGACAAGTGGGCAGTACGCAAAGGCATACAAGGTGTTAGAGATAAAAAGGGTAGGTTTATACCACGCAAGAGTTTAGTATATAGCATAGCTAGGAATATAAAGTTATATGGCGTTAAGCCTACTAACTTCTTTACTGATGCTTTTAACGTAGCTTACAGAGTTTTACCTAAAGACTTTATTAAGGCATATGCACAAGACACACAACAATTTTTAAAATTTGTAAGTAAAGAAATAGAATAATGGCAGTAAATTTAAGAACAACAATGCAAGGCAACGCACAATACCTTGCTCCAGCTTATTCAGATATAGTAATATATGCAGAAGATATACCACCAATATTATTTAATCAACAAGTAGCTGGTGTAATATCTAACTTAAAATATATTTGTGTAGTATCAATTAATGCTCAAACAGTAGCAACACTTAAAGCACCTACTGATAGTAATGATAAAGCATTATTTAGAATATCATCTATATTGCAAGATTATACAGAAACTGATAAGAGTGGTTATGATTTAGACTTTGTAAATAGTACATTCAATACTGACACAATGTATGAAAACAACCACGCTATACATCAGATAGACAAGTATGCAAGAAATAGAAACAATCTTAATAATTGCATTTGCTTAGGGGGTTATGAATATACTAATAGTAGTGGTACTACCATACAAGAGTTTTCTATTGGTACAGATGTTAATTTTAACTTTTTTAATTCAGTATTACAGCACAATGCTGGTTATAGTACAGAAGATTTTAGTGATTATCTACTAACAGGGGGTACTAAGAAATTTTTAACTAAGTTCCCACAAAACTTTGCTGGTACAGGTTTATCAGGTCAGAAAATACAAGCTGGACAATATCACACGATGGCTTTTTTAAATGGTAAGCATTACTTAGATAGTGAAGTAACTAGAATTAGAATTAGAACCTATGATAGTTCAGATACTATGTTAGGCACTCAATATGTAGATAACACTACACTAAATGGTGGTGCGCCATTCGGTTCAGATATTACTGCTAACATTTTTACAGGAACAAACAATACAGACGAGGGTTTATTATACTTTGGCTGTGGTACTGCTCAATTAACACAATTAGGGGTTAGCCTTAATAACGTAGCTTACTATACTGTAACTGCACTAAATGTAAACGCATCTGTTAGTAAAGTTTACTATTTTACTATACAAGATGCAGACTGCAAAGGCTATGAAACTATTAGGTTAGCATTTCTAAATAGTCTAGGTGCTTGGGATTACTACAACTTTACTAAGAAGTCAGTAAGAAAGACACAAATAAATAAGACTGCTATAAAACAAAACTATGGTACTATACCACGTTATGCAACCACTTCTGCTGGTGATGCTTTCAACGCTGACTATTACAATCAAGGTACTTATGATGGTGGTACAAGAGCATTTAATGTAAACGCAATAGAAACGATAGAAGCTAATACAGACTTTATTACAGAAGATGAAGCAGAGATATTAGAGGAATTGTTTTTAAGTCCTGATGTGTATATGCAGACAGGTAGCACGTTTGAGCCTGTTGTAATAAACGAGCAAGAATACATAAAGCAAACTACTGCTAATGATATGTTAAAGCAGTATATTATAACAATAGAGAAAGGTCATAACACAAGAGTACAAAGACTATGATAAGATTAGTAGTGCAAAATCAAGCAACTAATGAGTTGCAAGAGTTAGATACGTTTGGTAATGAGAATATTAACCTAACATTACAAGTAGATGATGTTAGAGATATAGAAAGTAAGAACGCATCATATTCGAAAGACTTTAACTTACCAGCTACTAAGCGTAACAACAAGTTCTTTGAGCATTACTACAATGTAGATAGATACAAGACTAATTTTAACGTATATAAGAATGTTAAAGCATTTTTGTATAGCGATGATGTATTAGTATTAGAGGGTTTTTTAAGGCTTTTAAATGTCGTAGATAAAGATACAGAAGTTACATACAATGTAGTGTTGTTTAATGATGTAGCTAATATTATAGAAACCCTTGCAGATGCTACTATAAACGATTTAGACTTTACAGATATAGACCACGAACTAACACCATTAAATATTATATTAAGTTGGGCAGGATTAACTGCATTAAGTGCTGGTGGTACTACTGATAAGGTTTTCTATCCATTAATAAATGATGGGCAAATATATGTAGATGCTGAAAATTTATATATGCGTAGCTATCAAGACAACTATATACTAAACATAAGCCTTAAATATATTATAGATAAGATATTTGATTATGCTGGATTTAGCTATGATAGTGGTTTCTTTGAAACTGACTATTTTAAAGATATATTCTTTGACATAGGTAGGCACGATAATAGCAGCGATTTTACTGATAGTACAATTACTGCAACAATCGGTAGTGGTACAGATAGTGTAGGTGTAAACAATGGTACTAATATAGGTTCTAGTATAGAGGGTGCAACAGTTATAGACTTTGTAAACGAAAGTGGCGATACTGATGGTAACTTTAATCACGATACAAGTGTATTTACTGCACCTTATGATTGTTACTTAAACATAGAATACACAGTAAAGATATATAACGAAAATGATTTTCAATATGGTATATTGAGATTATATGCTAATGATGAAAATTTAGGGCAACACTTTATAAATGAAGCCATAGCACTTGGTAACCCAACAGTAGAAACAAAGACTTTTACAGGTAGTGTATTTGTAGCCAATGGTGATACAGTTACTTTACAATGGGTAGCACCTTTAGCAGAGTTAATGGTAGCTAATGCAGATGCTAGTTTAACATTGAACATATTAGATGTATCTACTAGCAGCAAGATAAAAGCCAATAGAGGTGATATTAAGTTAGCTGATATACTGAAAGATGTAGTTACTGCATTTAATCTGACTTTAGAAAGTAAACAAAACAATTTACTAAAGATAGAGCCTTACTATAACTTCACTACTAACAATGTATTAGATTGGACAAAGAAAATAAACGCTAACGAGTTTGTAATAGAGCCTATCGAGATACCTAAGCGCATAGAGTTTAAACACGCAGAAGATAGCGATGACTATTACCACGAGAGATATAAGAACGCACACAATACAGAGTATGGTAGTCAAGTATTAGAGTTTGATGTGGATAGTGATGAGGTAAATACAATAGAGTTAAGTGTATTTGCAGCACCTTTTACTAAACAACTAGACAATAGCAATATAAATTTACAACACATAGCTACCGATAATGGTGAAGAACTAGAAGCCTTTGACAATGCACCTAGATTAATATTTAAAAATCCTCTTGGCTATGATATAGATTTAGTAGTGCAAGATGATACAGGCGAAATTTTTGGTGCTGGTTATCAATTTATAAATAATGGTACACAATATTTTGGTAGTGCTGACAACAACCCACCATTACCACAAGTAGCATCAAACTCGTATTCTTTATTGTTTGGCTTTACCAATCCTATATATACACCAACACTAGGAAATATACCTACTAGGACTTTGTATAATTTCTTTTGGTCTGATTACATAGATGAAAAGTTTAATGTTACTGATGGTCTAATATTAAAAGCAGAATTTAACCTAAAGCCAACAGATATTTATAATTTTAGCTTTGGTGATTTAGTAAAAGTCAAAGACCAGCATTATCGAGTGAACAAGATAGAGTATAATACAGATAGGAATAATTTAGCAAAAGTAGAATTACTTAGAATATGAGAAAAATAAGTAGCATAGATAAGAATGGTAAAGTATTATTTGTAGATGACAAAGGTACAGGTACTACTGATGGTTCAGAGCAAGATTGTTTAGGCTATGGCTTCAAGTTTCGTAATAGTGTATGTTATTGCTACGACACTACTACTAAGCCTGATAGCGATAAGAATAAAGCTAAAGGCAATATACTTAAAGGCGATGGTAACTTTGCAATAGGTATAGGTAATAAA